GATGGCGCGGCGGCCGGCGCGGGCACGGCTGGGGGAGCCACTGGGATGGATGGGGTGAAGGGTCACCCTAGAAGACCTGCTGGCCTATCGCTTGTCGGAAAAGGATGCGACGCGGCAGCTGGAGATCGCGCAGCGCCGGTTCCATCGTTAGGCCAGCTCCGTCGTTCGTGATTTGTTCTTGACTTTGTCGCGCGATTTCGATAGGGTTTCGTCAGCGTTGATTGGTGCGTCCGCCGCGCGGCGGTGAGGCTCCGGTCCGTCTTCCTTCAGATTTCGGCAGGGCCCGTTGCGGTCCGCCATCCAGCTCGCCGGGTTCGCTCGTGCGGGCGCTTTTGCATGTCGCCTTTGGGGGCCAGCCTTGTCCGACGACGAGATCATCCGCGACGCCCGCGAGGCGTTCGAGCTGGCGGCGGACGCCGAGGCCGAGAACCGGCGCGAGGCGCTGGACGACCTGCGGTTCGCCAGGCTGGGCGAGCAGTGGCCGGCGCAGATCAAGCGCGAGCGGGACCTGGACGGGCGGCCGTGCCTGACCATCAACCGGCTGCCGGCCTTCATCCGCCAGGTGGTCAACGACGCACGGCAGAACAAGCCTGCGATCGTGGTGCATCCCGTGGACGACGCAGCCGACCCGGACACCGCCGAGGTGTTCAACGGCTTGATCCGGCACATCGAGCAGTCCTCGGACGCGGAGGTGGCCTACGACACCGCCCTCGACTTCGCGGTCACTGCGGGCTTCGGCTATTTCCGGATCAACACGCGCTACGCCTCCGACGACGGGTTCGACCAGGACCTGGTGGTCGAGCGGGTGGCCAATCCGTTCTCGATCTATGGCGACCCGGACGGGACGGCGGCGGACTCCTCGGACTGGAACTCGGCCTTCGTGGTCGACACCCTGCCTAAGGCCGCCTTCGAGGCGCGCTGGAAAGGCGCCGATCCGGTCGATTGGACGGCGGACAGCTACGCCTCGCTCGCCAGCCCATGGCTCGAGGGCGACCGGGTGATGGTGGCCGAGCACTGGCGCCGCGAGGTCGTCACCCGTGAGATCGTGGCGTTGTCGGACGGGCAGGTCGTCGAGGCCTCGGTCTACCAAAAGCAGAAGGCGATGTTCGACGCGCTGGGTGTCAGCATCGTGGGACGGCCGCGGCGGGTGGCGAGCCACAAGGTCACTCAGCGCATCCTGACCGGCGCGGAGGTGCTCGAAACCGTGGAGTGGGCCGGGCGGTTCATCCCGATCGTGCCGGTCTATGGCGAGGAGTTGCATGTGGACGGCCGCCGGCGGCTGCGTGGCCTGGTCCGCGACGCCAAGGACCCGCAGCGGATGTTCAACTACTGGCGTACGACCTCGACCGAGCTGGTGGCGCTGGCGCCCAAGACGCCGTTCATCGGACGCAAGGGCGCCTTCGAGACCGACAGCGCCAAGTGGGCGACGGCGAACACCCAGACCCACGCCTATATCGAGTATGATGGCCCCGAGCCGCCGATGCGGCAGGGCTTCGCAGGCCCGCCGGCCGGGGCGATGGCCGAGGCGGCCAATGCGGCGGACGACATGAAGTCGATCATGGGACTCTATGACGCGAGCCTGGGCGCGCCCTCAAACGAGACTTCCGGCAAGGCGATCCTGATGCGCCAGCGGGAAGGCGACGTCTCGACCTTCCACTATGTGGACAACCTGAACCGGGCGATGCGGCACGCCGGGCGGATCCTGCTGGACCTGATCCCCAAGGTCTATTCCACGCCGCGAGTGGTGCGGGTGCTGGGGCCGGACGGCCAGGCGAGGGCCGTGCCGGTGAACCAGCCGGGCGCAGGGCAGGGCCGGGGCCTGGGCCAGGCCGATCCGACCGGCAAGCTTCGACAGGTCGAGAAGATCTATGACCTGACGGTCGGGAAGTACGACCTGACGGTGCGGTCGGGACCGAGCTTCACGAGCCGGCGCGAAGAGGCGGCGAACCAGATGCTCGAATTGATCCGAGCCTATCCGGCCGCGGCGCCGGTGATCGGCGACCTCTTGGCCAAGAACCTCGACTGGCCAGGCGCCGACGAGGTGGCGCAGCGTCTGCAGGCGATGCTGCCTGCGCAGGCGCGCGGGGCCGATCCGCAAGCCCAGGCGGCGCAGGCGGAGCTCTCGAAACTCGCCCAGGCGCTGGCGGCAGCGAAGGCGCAGATCGCAACCTTGCAGCAGGACCGGAGCCATGAGGCGCGGAAACTTGAGATCGAGGCGTTCGAGGCGGAGACCAACCGGCTGAAGGCGATGCGCGGTGGTGCGCCGGCGGCTTGACGTTCGATGTTTGTTCCGATGAGACTGCGATGTTCGAAGAGGTGCTGAGGGCGTTCGGCGTGCCTGGGCGGAAGGACAGTTCCGATGGAGCCAGGCCCGATCCGTCGCGGATCTCGCGGGCTCCTGGCCTCTTGCCGGCGCCGCAGTCCTGGGACGCCTGTGCACATCAGCCGCCGGCCAGCCGCGAGCTGCAAGGCGGGCTGGACATCTTTGTCGGGGGCGGCGCGGACGACCTGATGCCGGGCGGCGGCGTAATGCGCAGCTATTCGGACGACTACGCGAAGCAGACGGGCCGGCCCACGCGATATCTCCCGAATGCGCAGGTCGCCCACATCGTTGATGCAATCCGCGAGGGAAATGCGACGGGCGGCCCGGTGAATATCGTCGGGCATAGCTGGGGCGGTCCAGACGCCTACAACGCGGCAGCCGCTGCGGCCACCGATGGCCTGAAGGTAGATAACCTCGTGACGCTCGATCCGGTGAGCGGCCCAATCGGCGCGGTCTACGGCGCGCCGCATGCCAAGACTTGGATGAACGTCTATGCCGCGCCGGCTGAGACCGACTACACCGACCTGATTACGCACCTTCCGCCCCTTTCGCGAAAGCCGTCTAACCTTCCGGTGCATAAGGCCGATCGGCCAGTGGCCGTGACGCGGAACCATTGGGACGTTGCGGGGATGATGCGCGACAGCGGCGCGCGGGCGCTGCTGGATGGCAGCCGATTATGGCCAGCCGATCCCTCCGCGGCGTTCGACCGGCCGCCCACTGGATCAGCGCTGCACGACGACCTGCCGATGATCGACTGGATCACGGCGCGAGAGGCGCAGGAGCGGGGACACGGCGCCGTCGTCGGCGTGCCGGGAAAGCGATAGTGCTGGGCGCTCTCGGATGGATTGCGGACCGGCTGCCGAGCGCCGAGGCGCCCGTCTTCGCGTTCCTGCTGATGGGCGCCGGCGTGATCCTGGCTCTTCCGCCAGCCGGGGCCTTTCTGGGGGCTTTGCGATTTGGACGGCGTGGTGGCGTGGCGGGTCTCGTCGCCGCATGGATATTCGCCCTCTATGTTGGGGGATCGATGATGGCGGTGTTCAGCGGTTGCCGCTTCGACCACCGTTGCGAGGGAGCGGAGGTGTTCACGAGCCTCGGTGAGTTCGCGAGGTGGGCGGGCGTCGGGGTGCTGGCCACGGCGCCATGGCAGGTTGCCTGGATCGCGGTTGCGGCGGCATGCCTCTACGGCGGCTTGCGGGTGCGCCGGCGCAAACTGGCGGCTGCCTAGCGCAAACCCAGCCCGGGGCTTTCCGGGACCCATTTTCGGCGCCCGACGCGCCACATCACAGAGGACATCATGGAAAATGACGACGCCACGGGCGAGGGCGACCTCGTGCGCGAAGACGAACTCGGCTCTGCGGCGGGGGAAGCTCCAGCGCGGGACGATAGCTTCGATCTCGAGGTCGATGGGCAGGTGCACACCCTGCCGGCCGCGCTGAAGGGCGCCTTCTTGCGGCAGGCGGACTACACCCGCAAGACCCAGGAGCTGGCCCAGCATCGCCGGGCGCTGATCGCGGAGCGTCAGATGGCCGCCGCCCAGGCGCAGGCCGCGGCGCAGGCCAGCCACGACCAGATGCAGCTCGCCGCGCTCGACCATCAGCTCTCCGAGTTCGGCGGCGTCGACTGGCAGGCCTATGCGACGCAGGACCCGCACGGCGCCCAGGCGCTCTGGAACCGCTTCCAGGGCATGGCGCAGGCGCGCGACGGCCTGGCGCGGGCGCTGGCCCACCACGCCGAGCGCGGCGAGATTCAGGCCGCGCGCGAGGCGGCCGAGAAGATGGCCGAGACCGGCCGCACGCTGCAGAAGGAGATCGAGGGCTGGTCGCCCGAGGTGGCGGCGAAGCTCGTGGATTATGCGCGGGCGTTCGGCGTGACGACCGAGGAGCTGGCGCAGATGGCCGATCCGCGGCTGTGGAAACTGCTGCACAAGGCCTATCACGCCGACGAGGCGAGCCGGGGCGACAGCGCGGCGAACGCGGCCGTCCTGTCCCAGTCGGTGCGGCCCGCGGTGCTGGTCAGCGGCTCTTCGGCGGGCGGCGGCGGGGTGCGCGACGAACTCGGCACCAAGGAGTGGATGAAGCGGCGCAACGAACTCGTGCGGAAGGGGCGCTGATGGCGACGTTCCATCCGGAACTGGCGGGCGCCTTCCCGGTCGCCGACGCCGCGCCGCTGGCCGGGCCTCTCATGACCCTCGACGACTGGACGGCGTTGACGCGGGCCCCGAAGCGCGCGCCCGGAACCGAGGTGTCCGTGAGGGCCAGACCAATCGGGAAACTCGGCGGGTGGAAGGACCACATGTTCGTCCATTACGACGACGGGCGAGCGCAGCTCATCGCGAGGGGCGGCCCGTCCGAGGAGGGCGCATCGTTCTTCCCCAGCCTCGTCGATGGATCGAACCGCGTGTTGGCTGAGGTGACGCCGGAGGCGGCGAGTCGGGACTATGACTTCCCGTACCGGACGATCGCCAGCACGTTCCTGCCGGGCGTGAGCGCCGAGCAGGCGGCCGCCGAGGCTCGGGCCCACGCGCTGGGGGTGGATCGTCTCGGTAACGGCTATGGTTGGAGGCGCAACTCGAACAGCTATGCTGCAGATGTGGCGGCGCCGCTTTTCGGATATCGCCCCGGCGATCGACGGACGCCGGGTTATGATCAACGGCTGCGAGACGATGTTCCGCCGCCCGCGCCCCAAGGCTCCGTATTCACGGGGCCGCTACGGGTTGACGATTGGACGCCCATCATCCGCAACCCGCCTTACTAGGTTGATGGAATGGGACTCGCCGGGGCGATAGACTATCGCGGCGACGACCCCGACAAAGCAGGCCAGCGAAAAGCCGCCAAGGACGAAGAGGCTGTAATAGACCGCGATGCCTTGGTCGGCGCTGTCACCATCAAATATCGCGTACACCAAGTTTGCGAGCGGCAAGAGCGCCGGGCTGCAGGTCAGCATCAATCGCCAGATAAGCCTTCGTCTTTCGAAGACTGCGAAGGCGATCCAAATCGGCGTCGCCAATATGTAGGCCAGGAAGGGCCAATCGCCGCGGTAGAACGGTTCCTCGCTGTGCAGATAGTCGATCCAAGAAGCGCCGGTGACCAAGGCAACCAGCAGGATCAAGACCAAGTAGCGAAGGGCCGATGGCGCGGCGAGCCTTTGTAAAATTTGGCGCACGTACATTGTTCCTGTTTCGTTCAAAACTAAACCTCGGCTGTGGCGCGCGCAAGTCCACAGCCGCCGATCCTCGTCAGGTCCCCTCGCGGCTGCGCGGCAACGCCAGCGGCTTCGATCACCGGTCCTGACCGACACTCGACTAACCGCCGTCGGCTGAACGCCGGCCGCCCGAACACGCGCAGTTCGCGCCTCGGCGGCTTTCGCATGGCGGGCTTCACACTCATTCCTGAAAGGACGACCGAATGGCCAACGCCATCCTGACGCCGACCGCCGTGACGCGGGAGGCCCTGCGTGTGCTGCACCAGAAACTCAATTTCGTGGGTTCGATCACGCGCGAATATGACGACAGCTTCGCCCGCCAGGGCGCCAAGGTGGGCGACACCCTGAAGGTGCGCCTGCCCAACCAATACACGGTGCGCACCGGCTCGACGCTGGCCGCGCAAGACACCACCGAAACCTCGGTGGACCTGAAGGTACAGACGCAGAAGGGCGTCGACCTGAACTTCACCTCGGTGGACCTGACCCTGGCGCTGGACGACTTCTCCGAGCGGATCATCGAACCGGCGATGAGCGTGCTGGCGGCCAACATCGAGGCCGACGCCATGACCATGTACCGCGACGTCTTCAACCAGGTGGACAACCAGGGGCAGGCGGCGACCTTCACCAAGGTGCTGCAGGGACGTAAGATCCTGGTGGACAACCTGGCGCCGCTGAACGGGCGGACCTGCAACCTGAACACCCAGGACAACGTCGACCTGGTGGATGCGCTGAAGGGCCTGTTCAACGATCAGGGCACGATCGGCAAGCAGAACCGCGAGGGCTTCATGGGCCGGACCGCCGGGTTCGACTTCATGGAGAACACCCTGTGGCCGTCGCATCCGCGCAGCGCCGCGGCCGGCTACCAGGTGAACGGGGCCTCGCAAACGGGCGCCACGCTGACGGTCAACACCGGCACCGGCGTTCCGGCGATCGGGGACGTCTTCACCATCGCCGGCGTCTTCCGGGTGCATCCGGAGACCAAGCAGTCCACCGGCATCCTGCAGCAGTTCGTGATCAGCGATACCTCGACCACGACCTCGTTCAAGATCAGCCCGGCGATCGTCACCAGCGGACCTGCGCAGAACGTCTCGGGCTCACCCGCCTCGGCCGCCGCCGTCGCATTCGCAGGCACGGCGTCCCAGAACTACGGGATCTCCATGGCCTACCAGAAGGGGGCGTTCGCCTTCGCCAGCGCCGACATGGTGATGCCGCGTGGCGTCGACTTCGCGGCGCGTGAGGCCTTCGACGGGGTGTCGATGCGGATCGTGCGCCAATACGACATCAACAACGACAAGTTCCCCTGCCGCCTGGACGTGCTCTACGGGTTCAAGACCATCCGCCCGCAGCTCGCCTGCCGGCTGGCGAACCACTAAGCGCCGATCTCTCCGAGGCCCTGGGCGGCCGGCGAAAGCCGCCCAGGGCTTGCCGGAGCTTGACTGTTGAAGTTCATTTTTGTTCTGAGTGAGTGGCGGTGAGCCTTGTGACCGAATAGGTCGCGGTCGGGATCCTTTTAAGCCGCCGGCTCCCAGCTGAGCGTTGGCCTCAGGCTGACCCCGCGGCGCGCTCCCACACTCCCAAAGCACCTGCGCCCTTGTGAGGCGGCTCGGCGGCCACCCGACTTGAAGGCCGTTTCCCAGGCGGACGTCTCGCCTGGATCGTCGAGCCGCCTGTTGGCGGCCTTTTCATGGGATCAACATGTCCATCACGACCTACGCCGAGCTGCAGGCGGCTGCGGCCAACTGGCTGGTGCGCGGCGACCTGACCGCGCGGATTCCGGAATTCATCACCCTGGCCGAGAGCCGGCTCAATCGG